TTCATCAAGCAGTTCCAGGCCGAGGTGCATGAGGCCTACCAGCGCCAGGGCAGCAAGCTGCGCCCCTGCGTGCGCAGCAAGACCAACGTCAAGGGCGCGAGCACCGTCTTCCAGCGCGTCGGCCGCGGCGTCGCCGCCTCCAAGGCGCGCAACGGCGTGGTGCCCGTGATGAACCTCGCCTACTCCACGGTGGAGTGCTTCCTCCAGGACCACTACGCCGGCGACTGGATCGACAAGTTCGACGACCTCAAGACCAACATCAACGAGATGCAGGTGCTGGCCAACGCCGGCGCCTACGCGCTCGGCCGCAAGACGGACGAACTGATCATCGCCGCACTGGACGCCGCGACCAACGAGGCCGTCGGCACCCAGGCGGGCCAGACCGACAACGACGGGATGACCCGGGCGAAGGCGCTGCTCGCTTTCGAGAAGCTCGGCCAGCTCGACGTGCCCGACGACGGCCAGCGCTTCGCCGTGGTGGGCTGGAAGCAGTGGAGCGAGCTGCTCACCATCCAGGAGTTCGCCAACGCCAACTACGTCGGCGATGACGAGCTGCCCTGGAAGGGCACCCAGGCCAAGCGCTGGCTCGGCGCCACCTGGATGCCGCACAGCGGGCTGACGCTGAACGGCACGCTGCGGTTCTGCTACTTCTTCCACCGCACCGCGATCGGCCATGCCGCCGCCTCGGAGATCATCACCGACGTGACCTGGCACGGCGACCGCGCCGCGCACTTCGTCAACAGCATGATGAGCCAGGGCGCCGTGCTGGTGGACGACCAGGGCGTGGTGCGCATGCGCTGCAAGGAGCAGTAGCGCGCCCCCGGGGCCGGCGGCGCGCGCCGCCGGCCCGCCTTTCCCGCCCTTGTCCTTCCCTTCCCACCGGAGATCCCCCCCGATGGCGCTCACCGCCCTCGAACTCTGCTCGCGTGCGCTGCTGCGCCTGGGCGCCCCGGCCATCGCCTCCTTCAGCGAGGGCACGGCGGAGGCGGAAGTGGCGTCCGGCCTCTACGGCGGCGTGCGCGACGCGCTGCTCTCCTCTCATCCCTGGAGCTTCGCCACCGCCCAGGCCAGCCTGCCGCGCCTCTCCGGCACGCCGGCTGCCGATCACGCCTACGCCTTCCAGCTTCCCGCCGCCTTCCTGCGCGTGCTCTCCGCCGGCGGGCCGGGCAGCGGGCGCGGCCTCTCCTACCGGCTGCTCGAGGACCGGCTGCACACCGACGCGCCCCAGGTGACGCTGACCTACATCTTCCGGCCGCACGAGAGCGCCTTCCCCGCCTTCTTCGCCAGCGCCCTGGTGGCTCGCCTCTCGGCCGAGTTCTGCATCCCGCTGACCGAGAGCGCCACGCGCGCGCAGATGCTCTTCGCCCAGGCGGAGGCCGAGCTGCGCGCCGCGCGTCGCGCCGACAGCCAGCAGGCCACCACCAGGGCCATCGAGGGCTTCCCGCTGATCCAGGCCCGGGGCTGAGCCATGAGCGCGCTGCGTCAGGTCAAGACCAACTTCACCGCGGGGGAGCTCTCGCCCGAGATGCTCGGCCGCGCCGATCTGCGCGCCTACGCCAACGGGGCGGCGAAGCTGCGCAACGTCTTCATCCAGCCCACCGGCGGCGTGACGCGCCGTCCCGGGCTGCGCCACCTCGCCACCATCCCCTTCCCCGCGCGCCTCGTGCCCTTCGAGTTCAACACCGAGCAGACCTACCTGCTGGTGCTCTCGCACGGCGAGATGCGCGTCTTCCTGGGCGATGTGCTGGTGGCCACCATCGCCGCGCCCTGGACGGCGGCCATGCTGCCGCAGATGGCCTTCACGCAGAGCGCGGACACGCTGCTCGCGGTGCATCCCGACATGTATCCCCTCTCCATCACCCGCACCGGGCACACGAGCTGGACGGTGGCGCCCTGGGGCTGGACGGTGATGCCCACCTACCGCTTCGGCGACCCGCTGGTGGTGCTCGCGCCCACGGCCGCGTCGGGGACGATCACGCTGATCGCCAGCGCGCCCGTGTTCCAGGCCGGGCACGCTCTCTACCCGCTGCGTTTCCGCGGGCGCTACGGCCGCATCCTGGCGGTCCACTCGCCGACGCAGGTGAGCTGGGCCTGCCCCGACACGCTCCCCGACCTCGCCGGCAGCGCGGACTGGGAGGAGGCCGCCTTCAGCCCCGTACGCGGCTGGCCGGTCAGCGTCTGCTTCCACCAGGACCGGCTGGTGATCGGCGGCTCGCGCGATCTGCCCAACCGGCTCTGGCTCTCCTGCTCCGGCCAGCTCTTCAACTTCGACAAGGGCACTGGCCTCGACGATCAGGGGATCGAGTTCGGCCTGTTCTCCGACCAGGTGAACGCCATCCGCGCCGTCTTCTCGGCCCGCCACCTGCAGGTGTTCACCACCGGCGGCGAATGGATGGTGACGGGCGATCCGCTCACGCCCTCCTCCATCCAGCTCCACCGCCAGACGCGGGTGGGCAGCATCGCGAACCGTCAGGTGCCGCCGGTGGACGTGGACGGCAGCACCATTTTCGCCGCCCGCAGCGGCCGCGCCATCCACGAGTTCGTCTATACGGAGGTGCAGCAGGCCTACCAGTCGAACGACCTCGCGCTGCTCGCGGGGCACCTGATCCGCAACCCCGTCTCCATGGCCTATGACCAGACGCGCCGGCTGCTGCACGTCTGCCAGGAGGACGGCACGCTCGCCACGCTCACCCTGTTCCGCGCCGAGCAGGTGACCGCCTGGACCCAGCAGACCACCGACGGCCAGTTCCACGCCGTGGCCGAGGTGGAGGGGCAGGTCTATGTGATCGTCTGGCGCGCGGGAACCTGGCGCCTCGAGCGCTTCGACCCGACGCTCGCCACCGATGCGGCGCTGGACGGAACCAGCGCCTCGCTGCGTTCCAACTGGACGGGCCTGAACCACCTCGAAGGGCGCGAGGTGGAGATCCTCGCCGACGGCGCGCCCCGCGGCGGCGCGACCGTCACGGGCGGGGCCGTGACCCTCTCGCCCGGCGCCTATCAGGCGCAGTTCGGCCTGCCCTTCTGGCACGTCATCGAGCCCCTGCCGCCCGAGCTGCTGACGGCCGCCGGCGCGCGCATGGCGCCGCTGCGCCTGGTGCGGCTGATCTTCCGCGTGCTGGAGACCAAGGCGCTGGAGGCCGATCTCGGGCGCGGGCTGCAGCCCATCCCCTTCCGCCGCTTCGACACCCCCGTGCTCGATGCGGCCCCGCCCAGCTTCAGCGGCGACGTGCGCGTCTCCGCCCTCGGCTGGCGGCGCGACGCGATGCAGCCGCTGTGGCGCATCGTCGGAAAGGCGCCGCTGCCGATGACCCTTCTCTCCGTCTCCACCGACCTGAGGACGAACGACTGATGGCCGCACTCGCCTCCCTCGCGACGCTCGCCTCCGCGGGTGTCGGCCTCTACGCCCAGCAGCAGAACGCGCAGGCGCAGCGCGCCGTGCAGCGCGCGCAGATCGAGAACCAGCGCCAGCAGGAGGAGGCGCGCCACCAGCAGCTCCTCCTCCAGCAGGAGGCGGAGGCCCGCGCGCGGCGCGAACAGCTCGCGCGCGCCATCGCCTCCACGCGCGCACGCCTCGCCGCGGGCGGGATCCCGGTCAACGAGGGTTCCGCCGCCACCGTGCAGGAAGGCCTGCGCGCCGACGCCGCCGCCGGGCTGCGCGACAGCGAGGCGCTCTACCGCGCGCGCATGACCTCGGGCCGCGCCTCGCTGCTCAACCCGGACATGTCCACCACCACGCTGCTGCGCGCGCTGCCGGGCTTCGGCAACGCGCTGCGCAGCCTGCTCGACTGAGGGAAGCGATGTCCGACCACATCCAGATCGGCGACCTCGCGCCCCGCGTGCACTACGTGGCGGACGGGGTGCAGACCGCCTTCACCTATCCCTTCCCCATCTTCGAGGCGCGCGACATGCGCGTGCTGGCGAACGGGGTGCCGCTCGCCTTCGGCTATGTCGTGGAAGGCGCGGGCGAGTCGGAAGGCGGGGTGGTGCGCTTCGACTCGCCGCCGCTCATCGGCACGCAGATCGCGCTGCTGCGCCGCCTGCCCATAGACCGCACCACCGACTTCCAGCCCAACGGCCTGCTGCGCGCCAGCACGCTCAACGACGAGCTGGACCGCCAGGTGGCCGCGCTGCAGGAGGTGCGCGAGGACGTGCGCGGCGCACTCCGCGTCTCCGAGGCCGAACCGCCCACGGGCCTCGTGCTGCCGCCGCGGGCGGCACGGGCGGACAGGCTGCTCGGCTTCGACTCTCTCGGCAACGTCACCGCGATCCCGCGCGGCGGCGTGATAGCGGCCGCCTTCCCGGGCGCGGTGCCGCGCAGCGTGGAGGACAAGCTCGCCGAGGTGCTGACGGCGCGCGACTTCGGCGCGGTGGGCGACGGCGTGACGGATGACGGACCCGCGCTGCAGGCGGCCATGAACGCGGCGGCGGCGGCGGGCAAGCACCTCGTCATCGGCGAGGGCAGCTTCCGCACCACCATGCCCCTGACGCTGCCGGGCGCGGCGGCGGGGCTGACCATGCGCGGCAGCCTGCTCTACGCGGGGCCGGCCAACACCGCGGCCCTGGTCCTGGGCGACGGCGGGACGGTGCGCAACGCCGCCAAGCTCTACGAGGGGCTGCGCGTCCTGCGCGCCACGCTCAGCGACTGGAACAACACCGCCGACTGCGGGATCCTGCTGCGCAACCTAGACGCCAGCACCGTCGAGGTGCGCCAGGTCGAGGGCTTCACCGTCGGCATCCGCACCCAGGGCCAGGAGCGCGGCTTCGAGGACAGCCAGCTCTTCCTCGGCCGCATCGTGAACAACCGGATCGGCCTCGACATCCACACGCTGACGGCCGCCGCCTGGAACACCTCGGTGCGCTACTACGGCGGGCATTTCGCCATCGCCAGCTCGGTGCACCCGGACAAGGACCGCTTCGGCGTGCGCTTCTCGGCCGAGCCCGGCGCCTACATCGCGCACAACCGCCACGTCTTCTTCGGCCCCGCCTTCGAGCTGCAGGCGATCAACCGCCCGGCCATCGTCGGCATCCCCTTCCTCTCCGAGGTGAGCAGCCGTGCGGTGCTCGTCTACGGGATGCGGATGGAGGGCTGCTCGCCCTTCGTGGCGCGCCACACCGGCGCGGCGCAGGACCATGTCTACGAGGTGGCCTGGGCGAGCCAGGGCTACCGCGTGGACATCCAATACACCACCAGCGCGACGCGCGTGGGGGGCGTGGTGCGCGCGCTGCACCAGGCGGCGGCGCACCGCGAGTTCACGCGCGAGGTGGCCTCCGTGCCCAATCTGCGCGCCGCCGCCTTCCGCTGGACGGCGACGCAGACGGGCTTCGACAGGCTCGCCTGCCTTTCGAGCAACGTCAGCGGCTCGCCCAGCCACCTCTCTCAGTTCGCCTTCCCCGGTCTCGAGAACTACGCGCTGACCAGCCGCGGCGTGGTGCTGCCCGGCGGCCGCGGGCTCGGCTTCGTCGTCGACGCGCGCCGCACGCGCGAGTTCGCCCTGGCGGTGGACGCGGACAACCCCCGCCTCGTCGTGCAGATCTTCGACGAGAACATGCAGGTGATCACCGACAGCTCGCCCTACTGGGTGCGCGCCTCGGGCATGTCGCTGCAGTGGAACGCCACCGCGCGATGGTGGCAGGGCGCGGCGGACATGACGGATGCGAGCCTGACGCGGCTGCAGGCGATCCGCCTGTGGGACACGGTGGCCTACGCCATCATCGGCGTGGCGCGCATCACCGCGGACTACGAGCTGCGCGCGATGCGCCTGTTCTGCGACCCCTCGGAATCCCCGTCGCTGCTCTACGGCCTGCCCGACCTGCCGCACGGCGCGCGCGAGCTGCGCGGCGAGGCCGAGTGGGATCCGCCCGCCGTCGCCGCCGGCGCCAGCGCGCAGATCAACGTGCCCGTGCCGGGCGCGCGCCCGGGAGATTTCTGCCAGGCGGCCTTCACCCTCTCGACCTCGGGCATGGTGTTCCTCGCGCAGATCGGCGCGCAGGACGTCGTGACCGTCACCGCCTGGAACCGCAGCGGCGCCAGCATAGACCTCAACCCCGGCACGGTGCGCGTGCGGGTCGTGAAGTCGTGAGCCGGCGACGCCCGAAGGGTTTCGGCATCAGGCTGACGGAGACCGTGGCGGAGGTGGCGGCGGACTACCTCGGCTTCCTGCGCGCCGCGCGCGGCGCCGAGCCGGAAGACGCCAAGGCCTTCGCCGCGCGCCATGCCGCCGCCAAGGCCGCGCTCGCGCATCTCGAGCAGCTCATCAAGCTCGCCGCGAGCTGCGACGCCGAGGCCGCCGAGCGCCTCGGCGGCAGCGAGGCCTCGCTCGCCGAATGCCGCGCGTTGATGCCCGAGGAGGATGCAACGGAGGAGAAAGGAAATGACGAAGGAGGGGCCGGCTGACCTCCAGGAGTTCGTCTGGATCTGGAACCGCCGCCACGGCCAGCGCACGCCCGCCGTGCACCGGCGCATCCTGCGGTGGTTGGAGGCGGAGGCGCCCTCGCGGCGGCTGCTGCTCATGGCCTTCCGCGGCTGCGGAAAGTCCACGCTCATGGCGCTGTTCTGCGCCTGGTCGCTCTACCGGCGGCCGGATCTGCGCATCCTCGTGCTCGCGGCCGAGCAGTCGCTCGCCGCGAAGCTCGTGGCCCACACGCGGCGGATCCTGGAGCGCCACCCGCTCTGCGCGCGGCTGCTTCCCGAAGGCGTGGAGGGCTGGGCGGCCGACCGCTTCACCGTGGTGCGGGACGCGCCCTTGCGCGACCCCTCCATGCTCGGCCAGGGGCTGGGCGGCAACATCACGGGCATGCGCGCCGACATGATCCTCTGCGACGACGTGGAGGTGCCGGGCAATTGCGACACGCCCGGCAAGCGCGCGGAGCTGCGCGAGCGGCTGGCGGAGGCGGAGTTCATCCTCACGCCCGGCGGGCTGATCCTCTACGCCGGCACGCCGCACACGGAGGAGAGCCTGTATCGCGAGGGCGACGAGTTCCTCTTGGGCTACCGCCGCCTGGTGGTGCCCATCCTCGACGGGCAAGGCCGCAGCGCCTGGCCCGAGCGCTTCGACGAGGACGCGGTGGCCGCGCTGCGCCGCCGCGTGGGGCCCATCCGCTTCGCCCGGCAGATGATGCTCGAGCCGGCGCCGGCGGCGGCGGCGCGGCTCGACCCCGCGCTGCTGCTGCCCTACGCCGAGGAGACTGAATACCGCGAGGCCAACGGCCACGCGCAGCTCTGGCTGCTCGGGCGGCGGATGGTCTCGGGCGGCGGCTACTGGGATCCCTCCTACGGCCGCGAGCAGGGCGGCGACGGCTCGGTGCTCGCCGCCGGCTATTGCGACGCGGAGAACCATCACTTCCTGCACCGCATCGCCTGGATCACCCAGCGCCCCGACACGCCGGACGATCCGGCCACGCAGCAATGCCGCGCCGTGGCGCGCATCGCGGGCGAACTGCACCTGCCCGTGCTGCGCGTGGAGACGAACGGGCTCGGCCGCTTCCTGCCGGCGCTGCTGAAGCGGGAGATGGCCCGCCAGGGCGTGGCCTGCGCGGTGGTGGAGCATGTGAACCGCCGCCCCAAGGCGGAGCGCATCCTCGCCGCCTTCGATCCGCTGCTCGCCGCGCGGCGGCTGCACGCGCACGAGTCGGTGCTGCGGACGCCCTTCGCGCGCGAAATGGCGGAGTGGCGGCCCGATGCCAGGGGCGCGCGCGACGACGCGCTGGACGCGGCGGCGGGCGTGATCCTGGCCGAGCCGGTGCGCCTGCCCGCCCTGCCGCCCAGGCCGCCCAGGCCGGCCTGGCGCGGCTAGGCCCGGCGACGCCGCTTGAGGATCTCGCTCGCGTGGCGCGCCAGGCCCTCGCCCGTGATGGCGAAGCTGCCATCGGCGCGGCGCAGCGCCCAGCCCATGCGCGCGAGGCGCTCCAGGCAGGGCTGGTCCGCGAGGCCCGAGGGCCGCCCGCCCGGCCCCGACAGCGTCAGCCGGTGCAGCGCCGAACGGCAGCAGGTTTCCAGATACGGCTCGTTCCACATCCGCTCGTCCAAGGCCCCCCTTCAGACCCCCGCTGTGTGGGGTCTCGTCGCCCGCAGCGCAAGGAGATCCCATGTTCGCCCTCGACCCCGGCCTTCTGTGGTGGCTCGTGATCGCCGAGGCGCCCATGCTCGTCAGCGTCTACTGGATGCTGCACGGCATCCGGCGCGACCTCGACCGGCCCAGCGCCCGCCCGCCCGACGGGCTGGAGCGCACCCGCGACGATCTCGCCGGCTTCAAGCTGGAGGTCGCGCGCACCTATGTGCCGCTCTCGCTCATCCGCGACGTGGACCGGCGGCTGACCGAGCAGCTCCTGCGCATCGAGGAGAAGCTCGAGGAGATGCGCCGCCAGCAGGAGAACCGCCGATGA